CTTTACAAACAGTGGAAAAAGAGGTATCAAATATACGCAAGTCCTATACGGATTATATCTCCGATGGAAGGTGTAGCGACTGGGGGGAATACACAAGTCACGTTGCAGCTATAGCAGCGCTAGACAGGGTAACCCAGACGCTGGAGGACATCCTTGCAAACCGAGACAACATCGATTGATGCTGATTTAATTAATGAAATAAAACTCTCATGTGAACCAAGCGGATACCGGATTTTAATAGCCGATGTACCCGTGGAAGAAAAAACCCAAGGCGGTATTTTACTCCCTGGTTCAGTCCAAGAAGTACAACGCGGAGTATGTATGATTGGTCAAGTCGTAGCACTTGGTAAACTTGCATATACAAGATCGGATATGGTCGAACATGAAGACTGGTGTGTCGAAGGCAACATGGTTGTCTTCAGTAAATATGCCGGTGTTCGATTTCGCGTTAATGAGCATCCCTGTCGAATAGTCAACGATGATGAAATCCAGGCAGTGATGCGAAGAAAGGACGCAATAACATGAGTGTTGAAGAAGCTGAAGTAGAAGTAGAAGTTCCTACCGGTGAAGCACCTTCTGAAATGGAAGTGGATTTATCGGAAGATGAAAAACCGGTACAAGCTGCTGAACCGGAAGCAGCACCTTCTCCACCACCGGAAGAAGATTACTCCAACAGAGTTCAAAAAAGAATATCGCAAGAAGTAGCGAAGCGTCACGAAGCTGATCGAAGAGCCGCTGCCGCCGAAGAGCGATTAATCAAATTACAACAAGCCTATGAACAGGCGCAGGACAATGCGCTGACTTCTGGTACGTCAGCTATCGAGGCACAGAGAACAGCACTTCGTAGAGATTACGATGACGCTTATAACTCTGGCGATACTGACAAGATGTTTGAAGTGCAGGATAAGCTGTCGCGACTATCAACACAGCAATCCGAAATGGAAAGACATAAAGCTGACAATGAGCGCTATCGAACTCAACAACAAACGCCACCGCAAGCACATCAGCAACCTGCACCCCAGCAACAAACGATACCTGCGGAACCAGAACCAAAGGCTGTGGAATGGGCAAGAAAAAATAAATGGTTTGGGCAAGATGAAGCCATGACCGGTGCTGCCTATGCAATCCACAACCGCTTGGTAAATACCGAAAATTATGATACAACTAGTGATGACTATTTTAAAGAATTAGACACTAGACTGAAAGCTGCTTTTCCAAGCAAGTTCAGTAAACAAAAATCTAATTCTTCTCCAGTTGCGGCTGTCACGGGCAGAGGCGCAACCAGCAAAAGAGTAAAACTCAACCAAGCGCAACTCGATGTTTGTAAAAAACTTGGTGTTACTCCAGAGCAATATGCCCGGTACGTGGATGCCTAACATGGTTGAAAAACACGCGACACGAGAGACAGAAACTCGCCAAAAACAGCAACGGGATTTCACTTATACCCCGCCCTCTCAACTGGACAGTCCAAAAC